GAACCAGGGCAGCACGGTGGCGTCGATGTTCAGGGCTGCATACTCGCCGCTATTTATATATATGTTTCGGGGGATGTTGAACTTGATGGCACTCTCGGGTGTGGCTGCTTTGGACTTCATCGACCACACGATAAATTCATCGGCCCACGATGCGCCCGTTTGTCGTATGTTGTTTATTCGTGTGTCGGGCTTGCGGATTATCTGTCCGCCCGAATCGGTCAAACTACCTGGGTCTATCCAATACACCGTTTGCGAGCCATTCTTGTATGGTTGTATTTCGTCGTTGCCGTTAAACAGCAGATTGCGCGGTGCGGTGGTAGGGTAGGCACCCTGCACCGAGAACTGATGGAAGAATGCCTCGATGCCGAAAACCTCGTCCATCTTTTCGGTGCTCGTTTTAAAGTCGCCCTTGATGCGTCGATACAGCTTCGAGAAGTTGCGCAGGTTCTGCGCTCCGCAGATTGTCATGCCAGTGAGTGCCGTGCTGCCCCATTGAGCCTCGCGCGAGTCGCCCGATGTGTCGATTTCCTCATATGTGATGTTGGTGTCGGGATATACCACGCACATGAAGTCGCCGTGATACTCGTGCAGACTGAAGCCGAAATACTTGCAGAATGCCTCCATTACCTCGTAGAGCGAAACGCAGTCGTAGATGTTCTGCGTGCTTTGCTCGGCTCGCTCGGCTATTGTCAGGAACTCGCGGAAGTTGTTGTTCTGTACATACACATCCTTCACGGGTGTTTCTTCGGGTGCATATATTATAATGTCTTGGGGCACGTAGGTGTTGATGGTTCGCACCAGCGAGAAGAAGCTGACATATCCCTCCGATTGAGTGAACTTCACTCCCTGCATCGCGGCCATGATGCTCATCAGCGGCATCTCTACCTCGTAGTGGGTCGATAGCCATTGCTGGTTGTATTGCTCGGGCTTCAGAAATCCCACCCACAGAATCGAGTTGCCATTGCGCAGCACCACGGGGCGGTCGGTGGTCTGTGCCGGTTGTATCTCGTTCACGATGGTGGCATTCTCCACCACCATGCGCAGATAGCCGCTCTGTGTGCGTATGGGTGTGTACATATCCTCGTCGTCGTACTCGCGGGTGACGAATGGTGCGGCGCCTCCCGTTATCTGCACGGGGGTGCTGCCGCTGTAGTTGCTGTCGTAGATGTCGACGGTCAGGTCGGTGCCCAACAGCGATTTGAAGTTCATTCTCCAGTGTACTGCCATTTCCTATCCTTTCGCTCTTGATGTTACAATTTCGCCTCGTCCCGAGCTCTTCAGATATGCGCTCAGTCCCAGGTATATTATCTCGCCCGTCAGGTATGGCGAACCGCCTCCACCGTTGGCTCCGTCGTTGCGCTGTATGCTGCCCACGCTGCCACCCGACTGCGCTCCGCCCATGACTGATGCTTGGTATCGGTCGATCGACTGCACCAAGGCCTCGGCGCCCTTCAGGTCGTTGGCGAGGTTGTTTTGGCTCGATTTGTTCAGAACCAGCTCGCCCGCATTGGCAAGTATAGGGGTCACGTCACCGCTGTTGTGAGTACCCGGCACGTAATATCCGCGAGCTGCACGAATCATACCACCTTTGGCAAATGGTATCAAGGCGTCGAGCCAGTTGGCCGCAGCGTTCGCCTCTGATGTGGCTGAGATGACGGTGGTGATGGCGAGGATGGCCGACAATATTCCGCTGATGGTCTGTATCACTCCGATGGTCTTGGCCAACCCTTCAGGAATCTCCACGCCCAGCGATTGCAGTCCGCTCGCAATGTTGGTCACGCTGTTTGTCACCTTGCCAAAGTCGGACATGAAATCGGTGTCCTCTTTTTCCTTTGTCTTCTTGCGCTTGTCCTTATCGGGATCGTCGACGTAGTTAGCGAGCACTTTGCCGAGTTCCTTGCCCCAGTCGCGGGTCGGCTCGCCGTCCATGCCCATCAGCTTGCGCTGGATATTTACAAATTCCTCATCTCCAAATAGACTTTGGAAATTGCGACCGAGTTCGTATTTCTCGCCAGCGGCAGGTACGAATCCGGGCAGAGTGATTGAATTATTGCCACTGCCACTGCCACCGCCGGTCGGTGTGGTAGGGGTGTCGGTGGGCGATGGGGCAGGATTGCCGGCGAGTATTGCCTTTGCGCCTTGCACATACTCGGAGCGCATTTTCTTGAATGCGTCGAGGTGGGCTTGCACGTCGCTCACCCATTCCAAGCCTGTCTGCCTTTTGAACGCCTGCATGCGGTCGTAAGCGCCCACGTTGGTTTTGTCGCTCTGCCATGCCTTGTAGTCCTTCAGGTATTGCTCGTGACTTGCTATCGAGGCGTCGTAGCTGCGGAGTTGTGCTTTGTATGTGCCCTGACGATAGTTGTCGGTCTGTATGCCTTTTAGTCGGTCGAGTTGGCGGTTCACTCTTGCGTCGCCGCTCTGACCTTCGTACACTGCACGCATACGGCCAGCCTCGGTGAGTGCATTAATAAGTGGTCGCACGGCATTGTTTAGCAGATCGAGAGCGCCCACCTTGATGTCGGTCCACATCGAGTTAGCTGCATCGGTGAGTGGCTGGAATGTCTCGCCCAGGCGAGTCATGGCGTTTTCGAGCTCCACGTTGGCCTTGGTTGCGCGGTCGGCGGCGGTCTCTACATAGTCGCCAGCCTTGGCCATCTGCTCGCGGATGATTTCACCCACGGCCTTGGTCATGTCGCCGGTCTCCTTCATCTTGTCGCGGATTTCGGTTGCGCTAAGTCCGAGGTTGTCGAGGATCATCAGCGATTTGCGGCCGAGTCCGGTCACGATTGAGTCGACCATGTAGTCGACACTCTGGCCGGTATCTTTTGCCTTCTGTTGAGCGAATGCCAACATTGTGCCGAGCTCTTCGACGGGCAGCTTGAAGTCGTTGAACTTCACGGCAGCCTTCATCAGTTCCAGGTCGGTCACTGTGCCGTGCGTAGCCTCGCGCAGACCTTTGAGTAAGTCTCCACGACCAAGGCGCTCAAAGGCGATGCGTACACCTTCGCCAGCGCGTGCCAGTTCAACGCCTTGTTTAACCATGTCCTTTAGCTCGCTGGCGAATCCTACACCAACACCTGCAATCTTAGTGAGTACATTACCACCGAACACCTGGAGCATACCTGACATATTGCTGCCACCAAACAAACCACCAGCGCCTTTAGCATCATTCAGTGAGTAAAGCTCCTGCTTGGTTTCCTTGATGCGCTGCTGTAGTTGTGTAAGGCTCTGCGACATGGCGCGACCGAACTCGCCCTTCTTGGCGGTTTCGGTCAGGCTGTTGTATGCCTTGGCCGCGTCGTTATACGAGCCCACAAGGTCGCGCAGTTTATCTTTGGTATTGGTAGCTCCACTCTGCACAGTGCCCAGGGCCTTGGCGCTCTTGATGGCTTCGTCGCTAAACTTGTCGAAATCCTTGCCACCAAGCTCGGCTTGATGGGCGATGTCCCTCAATGCCTTGGATGTATCGCGCAGTTTCGAGTCGAATTGCGTGGTTTCGAGTTTAAATCTGGTAATTACGTCTGCCATAGTTTATATAAATTCTTCCTTGATTATCTTGTCGATTAATGTCTGCATCTCGCCTGCCACCGATCTCATCTCCATGAGCGAGGCGTTGCCGAACCAGTTGCGTGGCGCGATGGCTCCTCGATAGCCCGTGTTGGGATGCTTATTCCATCGATCCACCTTGCGGCTGCCGTTTGCCTTAAATGCGATATTTCGGTCTTGTGCGCCGGCATTAAGAAATCGCAGAATAAATCCACGATCGGTGCCCTGGTAGCTCATCAGGTCGGTGGTGCGTTGCGAACGTTGGCGGCGATTGCCTCCTCGTTTGCTTGGGTCGAGTGTGCGCGGTGGCTCATACATCCGCATGGCTCCAGCGCGGCGCGATTGCAGGATATTAAGCTGACCACCAAACAGTCGCTTATATACGGCAAAGCGCACGGCCTTGTATGCTTGGCGTGGGTCGCTCTCCATTCCCAGCCCGTCGGCGGCATCCTTGCGCAGATTAGCGCGGGCGTGGCCCAATACCTTACGGATCACCTCTCGGAGTCGTTTTTCAAATCCGGGGTTGTCGGTCTTCAGCTGTGCCAGTTTTTGTTCAAACTCACTGAGCCCTTTTAGTTCTATCGTGCCATTATCTGCCATACAAAAAACCCCCAACAAAGCGTTGGGGGTTTACCTTATTACCACGGAGAGCCTTCGGCGTTGGCGCGGTCGATGTCGGCTTGCAGGCTTTTTACGTCTTCCTCGCTCATGGGTTCGTGTAGTTCGTCGGGCTCCTTCGAGTCCCAGGGGAATGGCAGCAGGTCCTCGGGCTTGAAGAGTTTGTTCTTGTGCATGCCGTCGGTGCCCATCTGTGCTTCCATTAGCTTGAAGGTTTGCCATCGGGTGGCGCTCCACATGTTGCGGTGGCGTGCTTGGTAGCCTTCCAGAATGCGGCGAGCCTCCCAGTGTACTATCTCATACAGAAACTCGCGGCGCGGAATGCCTATCTCGCCTACGAATAGCTGGTACAGGTCGTAGGCGGTTAGGCGTTTTTTGGTTTGCGATATTTGCGCTCGCCCTTGGGCTTTTCGGGTTCGTCGATGGTGTCGCCCTTGGGCAGCTGATACCAGTCGGCTCGCAGCTTCAGCACCTCGTTGAGTGCGTTGATCATCTCCTGCGGGTTGGCGTGGTACATCAAGTCCTCGTCCTTCACGGGTGCGTCGGTGCCCTCCTTCTGATAGTAGGCAGCGATAGCCGAAAGGATGATGTAGATGATGTGTTCGGGGTTGGTGGGGTCGAACTCATCGACGTTGGCGCCGGTGAAGTTCTTGAATGCGAGCTCGGTGGCGAAGCAATAGCCTATCATCACCTTTAGGCCGCAAAGTGTAATCTCTTTCTGTTTCATTTTCTTCTGGGTTTAGATGGTAAAAGAAAACCGCCCGCGCTGCCTGCCAACGAAAGGAGGGCAACGGCAGGCGAGCGGCTTGATGGGATATTTACGCGGCCACCTCGTAGGCGCCATAACCCTGCATGCTTGCCTGGTAGTCGGCGTTCTGTCGGTTGGGGCCGTTCAGTGTCAGTTGGGTGAGCAGTACCGATCCGCTGACGATAGTGCTCGATGCGGTGCGGTTGTTGTCTCCGCTCACGTTTGCTATCTTCCACTTCACCGGTGTGCCTGCCTCGTAGATGCTCTCGAGGTCGGCCAGAGCCTTGGCTGCCACCTGCGATGTGATGGTCTCGCCGCTTCGCATCAGTGCACCAGTGGTGATGTCGTATGCGATTGCTGTTGGCTCCTGCACATCCCATTCGCCTGTGGTGTCCTTCGTTGTGCTCTGCTCAAGAGTAACCGATACATGGAGCGCCAGTGTACGGGCTGCTGCAATCACACTGACAGGTGCTGCGGTGTTATCGCTGCCCAGGAACAGACGAACATACTGACCCTTGGTGTAGCTGCCGATGGCGATAGGCTCAACGGTGTCGCTGGCTGCGGGACTGCTGATTGCACCTGTACCCACGAACTGGAGCTGCTTGGTGGCATTCTCGCGGTCGTTGAAGTTGAAGGTGACATCAGACAGATATGCCTGACCCTTGCGGGCAAAGGTAGCCTTCACGCGGGTCTGGTTGTCGGTCGTAGATGTCTCGTCCCACATCAATGTGAGTGGAGCCATCGACTTGATGGCGGTCAGCATTGCAGCGGTGTCGGCCACGTTCAGCGAGTCGCACGAAATCTGCCAGCTCTTGGTGGTGGTGGTTGGCATTGCTGCCGCGCCCACTATATCCTTGTGGCTTGCATCTTCCGTGTTGTTTGTCAGCGTTACCGTGCATCCTGTGGCCATTCCTATCACCTTATACACGTCGTATGGAGTGTCGCCAGTCTCGGTGTGGTCAAATACACAAATACGAAAGTTTTGTCCTTTAAGAGTTCCCATTTTATTGATGGTGTTAAGATTTGATAAAGTCAATCCTGAGTTCAAAGGTACCGTCGGCTTTTCGGCCTACTGCACCAGCCATGAGAGATGCACCCTCACAGGATGCTTTAAGTTCTTGGAACTTCTGCGCCACCTCGTCGCGGGTTTTGCCCGTGATGATGGTGTAGTCCATAGTGTCCCACATCTGCGCCTTGGGTGCCTTTTTGCTCTTAGATTTCGTCATCGTCGTCGTCGTTAGTGTTCTCAACGTCGCACTGATAGTGTGCCGCGTCAAAGTAGCAGGGTTTCTCCCAGTCCCATTGCACGCCCTGGGTCTGTGGCATTCCCTCCAAAAGATAGGGGATGTCCTTACCCTGGGCATCGAGTGATGCAATGTGGTTGGCGATGGCTTGCATTGCCTTCATCACGAGTGCATCCACCTCGTTGGGACTGATAGCGGCCACCATAACGCCGGCACCTACACGCCACATGTACGGCATCCATCCGTCGTCCTTCGT